GATAAGGGGCTGAGTGGTAGCTCAGACGATCGCTTCGCCTCAAAAGTAGTATCGCTCTTCTTCTCTACCAGATGAAGAGCAACAATCACGCTTTCGGGGGTTTGTGTTTTAGCAATGGTATTTTCGGTTACCTTTGCCCGGACGACTTGCGAGGTCGACCACTTTTCCGACCAACTCGCCAGTTGGTCCTCGTACGTGATGCGATACAGATCGCATCCACCACGCGCGAGCGCCAGATTGACAGTTGAGCGCATCCTTTCATAGTTTTCCTTTCCGTAGAAAAGGATCTCAGTGAAGGCCGCTTGCACATTCGTCAACGTGGCGGAAGGGCGACCTTCGACGGTCGTCCTAATATAAGACAAAATCTCGTGAAGAACCACGAGAGGAAGTCTACCGATTCGTTTTCCGTGAAAGTTAATACCTTCCCTCTTAAGAAAACGAATAGTTGATGCGTACGGCGCATCGACAACACTCTTGTCCGAGGAAGTGAATTTTATCAAACACTTTCCGTAGCCAAGTTCCATGTCGTAGAGGTTGAAATCGCAGTCAACTGAGCCCGCAATATCATCACCTTGCGTGGCATAGCGGACGTGTTTATGAAAAGCTTGAAACACACCTAAGCTGCCGTTGTACCGTGTGCGGTAATAACCCAACCAAGCAATGCGAATGCACAATGCTGACCAGATATCATTACAATCAGTAGTTAAGAGGTCACCGGAAATATTCCCGTCGATATGTAAGAAGTAATCAGGGCCAAAAAGCTCCACAGCTAAGTGGTTCATTATGGCTGCAACTTCACACACAAGTCTCAGCTCTGTCACCTTCTTTGTTGGATAAACAAATTGGGCGAGTGGGGTCAAGACCAACGGAATAGCGGTGTTAGTTATACCCGCATCTTGCGAAGCGTCAAATGCCTTGGCATCTCCATCCAACTTGTTAGGGAAGGTGTGGAGGTGCCGCTGCAACGCCTCGCCACTGGGACCAGTGGGATCGATACCACGAGCGGTACCGTTCCGAGGGGCTCCGAATGCAATAAACGCTTGCAACGGGGCAAAAACTCGTCGCAGAGCCAGCAAAATTAGGAAGGGTTTAGAAGAAACCAAACGCGCAACCTTACCAGGCATGCGCAGTTCTCCTTTAGCTGTCGTTTTGGCGACATACATCATCACATTTCCAGCGACAATGTCTTGGAAAACCGCCTCTGCCTCTTCGACAAATTCGGGCTTTATAGTCCATCGATCGTTTAAACGATCGCAGAAATCGTGTTTGTTACCACGTTTTCCCTTGAAGTCAGGTGTGTAACCACTCGACGACTCCATATTCATGCCAATAACTGAACCGTCTTTGGTGCCATTTAAGGCTTCATCGACAGTCAAGAAATCTTGACGAATATAAGGAAATTCGCGGCCAGCTGCGAGCATCGTATCAGCGATGTCGCCGCAACAAAGCTTAATATCTGCGAGCATATTTGGGTCAACAGACTTTATGAACGGGGGGTACTTCTTAAAAG